ACGACACGAAGCCTACATGCTTATCTCAATTCGGTGTGCGACCCGGCCCTTGCGGGATGGTCGCGCGCCGAATTACCCCGTTCATTTCTTAATCAAAAATAATAGGTAATAACCCCGCTACAAGGCCGGTATAATCAAAGATCACACGCCGCCAGTATAGAACCCACTGTACAACCGCTACGAAAAAACCCCTGTGGGGAAAAATTTCACGATTGTTCTACCATATGGAAAAATATCGAATCAGTAGTACCCATAAGTACCCCAATTTAGCGGCCTGTTATTCAAATCAAAGAATACATAATCTTTTGGAAAAATATTTTGTAATTGAATAAATCCTCGTTTGTTCTGTTCAGAAGCAAAAGCTTCAAATTGTTTTAATTTTGCTGTTTTATCAGCCGAACTCTTCATTGCTAAAATTTCATTATAAGAGTTCAGAAACACCATATCTCGGTGTGTTTTTCCTTCAGCTACTACTGAGGAATAAGTAATTGGTGGGCCTAATGAATACGAAAATGAAAAATCCTCTCCAATCGATCTCCAAATCCACAACGTATCATCCGTTCTAACTAATAATATGGGCCCATAGTCATTTGGAACAGCTCCTTTATTGTTACTTCCGAATTCGTAATCGTACATTGCTGGCTGGCCCACATCAGTGGGAACATCAGTCAAATGCTTATAATGTGGTATTGAAATTTCAATGAATTTTTCTGCATCTATATAACCAAGAACTTCGGGTGCACCATTGGGAACCTGAACATCTGCCTCAACCACCACGCCACCGTTAGATTGCCAAATGCCAGGATTACTAGCTCCGTTCATATCACGCGTTGGCACCATCCAAAATTGCTTTGTATGAGCTGATGGAGTAGCATCTACAGTGTCACCCTCAATAGTAGTGAAACCAAGCTGAATTGATCCCTTCTGCCAACGATACAATGCCAACACCCAATCGAACATCCAAGTATAAGGTAACGCTGAGGCCTCTGTTCCATTAAATGACGAAAAACCACTAGCACAAGGTCGAAAAGCCGATGGACGTGCAGCAGCAGCTCCAGTAGGCTTAATGAAAGCACCAACTTCTTCCTTGCGCTTAAGCACCTGTCGAAGTGAGGTAATTTTCTCTCCCATCGTAAGTCTATCCATTTGTACTCCTGGAGTATTATCTGATCCAGGTATATTCATCTGATCTTTTCCTTCGACAGGTACTTCAAATACAGTATAATATGCAGTTGCCCAATCTTTATTATCCAACGAAACATCCTCCTGTACATATGCCACCCATTGCTTGTATCGCTCAGACGCAAGCATAGGGTATCTCAATCCATCTTCTCGACTTGCTTCATCCAAAATGTCAGTCGGAGACAACATCAGTTTATCTCCAACTTTCCATCGGAACCACGAAATACGCGGAACATCTCTGACAATCTCTGTTGTCTCTATAGTCTGTCCAGCCTGTGTAATATTTGAATCAGGTAACACAGTTACTGGTTTAACCACAGTGACAGGATCAACCACCGGTTCTGGTACAATCACTTTATCAGGTTTTTCTACATCCGATATACAAGGAGGCTGCACGTAAGACTCCGTCAAAGATGGTCTGAGTGGCAACACTGTTGTAGTATTACTATATTTTGTATTCATTAAAAAATTTGCAGAATGTAACAACGATACAGCATTAGATAAAGATGGAAATCCAAACTCAAAATCGGCTCCGCCTGATGACTCAACTATAATTTCAATTTGATCAGCAGCAGTTGCTGGATTACGTAAAGCGTTGACCACGTCAACGTATATCATACCAGTTGGAACAGCATCACACACTGTAAATCCGACACGCTTAGAAGATCTATACGCAGTCGGACTCCACGGTTCATTCCAAACAAAAGGAATTTCAAAATCAAATTCGTGAGTATCTCTTAAGTCAATAATTTGGGAATAACACTTCGTTAAATCTACTGCTAATGGATTAGTAGCTTCATTAGCACCAGGCACCCAAATGAGTCTGAATCTTCCAGAGTGGAAAACTGTTTTAATAATTCTAAATTTATATTTAATTGACCCTCGCCAATACCTAAACATATTAGATAAGTATGATAACATAGTATTTAAACAATATCGATTAACAAGAGTTACATTTTTACGACAGGATACAGGTGACACGGGCCAAGCCCACAACACCGCACCCTGGGTTTGTGTTTTTGACATAGTAAATCTATCAGTAAATATATCCTTTGATAAAAGATGGGCCAATGACATTTCATCCTCGTTAGTAATAGATGTAGTGGCTGCTTGATCAATAGAGTTTGTAGCATCCATTGCAAGAACTTTAGCCTGAGACACACCAGCATGATTTGCTAAATCAGGCACATACCGAGGTACAACAGCAGTCACATCAGCCGTTGTAATTGGCTTTGACCACCCAAAGATACTTGCAACACCACCAACCGCATCAGCTATCCACCCGACAGCAGATGCCACATTTGACACAATGGGAACACTCGTTAGAGCGCCCGCCACTTCTGAAACAATTCCAGCGGTTCGCTGCACAACACCGTGTGACGAACCTGCTTTAGCCTTTTCCTGTTTAAGATTCACATGATCAACACCAGCAGTCACTTTCTCGGGATCAGTAAATGCGGGAGTCAAAGCCAGTCCAGTCGGAACAGTAACACGAATGTTACTAGCTGTAACCCATACAATACCATCCACCTCAGCTAAACCTGTCAATGGTGAATATACAGAAATAAATACTTGACCCAGTCCACCAAAACCGGATTGCATATCAATATGTGATAAATTAATATTATAAGGAATAGTCAATTCAGCAGCAGTATCAGTATTAATATCTAAAAATACACGTTTATAACCAGTCACTCCACCAAAATGCAGTTGTTGACTTGGTGTATTACCTAACATCTTTTGGAGAGGATTAAACCATAAAATTAACATTCCTGCATTAAAAGGCTGCGCATTAACCTGCACCTTAATAGTGAAGTCAGCCCGTAAATATCTAAATCCCTGTAACTTTTCAAATATCATAGGCTGTGCTATCCAGTCACCAGGCAATGCCACAGTGGCAACTGTCGCCCCTGCAGCTGCAGTTTGATTCAATTGAAATCTATATATTGGAATTGGTCTCGAAAGAAACCCTACTACTGAATTCTCTAATTTATCATCAATATTTTCTTTAAGTTCTACCGGTGCCAAATCTGAGAAAGTTTCTTTTGCAATATCACCCGCCTCATGGAAAGTCACAGTTTCTTTTTGTTCAACAATAAGGGTAGGCTCATTAAGAGCCAAAGTTGTATTTTCTTCATTTGTAAGCTAAATTCTTTGAGATGGAGACAGCTCATTCTTCCACCTCTGCACGCCGGAGCAGTAGCCTATATATTTTAAGTGAGCACACACTGATCAATAGAACTAAATAATTCTCTCACTGGTTTTATTATTGCTATCTAACAAACCACCTCAGCAGGATTTGCTGCTGTATAACTAACGGCGATATTTACACAGCCCCGATCACGAGGTTTTAAGTATCACGCGAACAGAGTCCATTTCGGCAACCATAATGTTTGCGCACTTTTTGGCGGACTAACTAAATAGTACATAACGCCTTTAATACCCATGGACAATGACCGCGTGACACGTATACGCGAGTTTAACGACTTCGCTTGTCTAATAATAACATTACAACATGTCAATTCTATTTAACATCAACACCTTGTATTCTCCGTATGTCATGCGCACACACGGAGTCTTCTCCGCAATGCGCGCCCTTGCTCTCTCCAATATACATGAATTTACATTGAATACGGATTCCGGATGCAGACTCAGCTCCTCGAACGTGCTTGTCATCACTTGAGCACACAGCTCCCAATCATCCTGATGACCACGTATCCACTTCGGCGTCTCCATGATGACATCCAATGCCAGAGGAGCCACGTATCGAGCTTCCTCCACATCAAATCGGAACCCACGCTTTAAAAAATTAATATCATCAATCTTACGAAAGCCCATATCAAACTCTGATTTGAGCTCATTAGTATAGGTCATACCAAATAGAGCAAATGCTTCGGTCAATGCGTTTCCGTTTAACCAACCAGAAACTTCAGGTCGGATCGACCAGATGTCATCGTCACCATAACACAGAAATACAACATCACGTCTATAATCTGCCATGGTGACACGAAGACCAGCATTACGCGCTACATTAAGGTATGCCAAACGAGCGGCAATTAAATGAGCAATTGAATTCAAAACTGTAGTGATCGGGCAGCCGGAAGGGTTAGAATGGTCCCATGCATAGCATCGGTCACCATAAACATGTACAGAATATACAATTTCACTCCACATCGCACGGCGTATGGTGTTGGCAGCTGGATCTGAATCACCATAAAAGTCTTCAATAACGTCAAACGCGGCCCACAATAAAGCAGCACTCAACGATCCGTCATAATTTGTAAAATCGCCCGCCAAACACTGATTGCCCTGCGATTTCATTCTTTCTGCAATAATAGTCCATTCAAAATTATATACATTTACGCCAACGGCTATTTCATTATCGACACGATTCTTCACCGTATGTGCTATCAAAGACATAAAATACTGACGAAACAACACCGTAAATACCTGACACGTAACTGAAAACAATCGTGTCTTTCCAGCTTCTACCTTTGCTATAGGTCGACGTTCATCCTTCAACGCATCCTCCCACACCACACCGGGACGTTTGCCTCGGCACATGCGCTCCAGATACTTTTCACGTCTCTGAATTATATCCGGATGGTAGAACACATATCGTTCACCATCTCTAAAATATCTACGTTTACCGCCGCCACCTTTGGGCCACGTGGGGCCACTGGCTGTCGCAGTATTTAATGGTGGATATAGTGGATCTCCAACAACACCTTCTATGGCCTCTTGCCATGTGAGCACTCGAGGCTCGGTTGGAACACCACCACAAATCAATTGGGACACGTCATTTTTACACATGTCCAAGTCAGCCATCTCGATCAGCGGATTCTGATTCAGCACCTTCAACTGTGCCCGAGACAATGGATCAATACACACTCCATCTCGTTCAAAAGATCGCAAGTGTGCCGGTCGTGTTAATGGCTCTGGTAATTCCTCAGCAATCGGAGAAAGACGAATCTTTGACCGCATACTTGCACCGTAGCGCTCACGAGTTCTACCAAGCTCATTATGTTTACCTTCCATGACCCGATTCATCCACATCTGATCACCACCGCCCACGATCACGTCGTCATCTACACCTTCCTGATCTGGGGCTGCAATTAGTGAATCGTCTCGTCTGATCTTCATCGTCTTGACATACTCTGTCAACACCTCGATTGTCAACGGCTGCGCAACAGCTGGAAACTTTTCACCAGGGATTCCTCCGACATGGAATCCTATTATTTTACGTATCAATGACGTGTCATGAATTAATAATGGGGATCCACAATCGCCAACATTCGTATCAGCTCCATACCTATAATATTTCCTCATACGAGGTACTAATTCACCATCTATAGTAGCAGCATACAAACCATCCTCCATCCGAACATCCGATGATTTAATAGTCATTACATGTTTATCATTCATAGTATATACAGACACTTTAGTATGAGGACGAATACGATTCATGTCCTCTTTAGTAGCAATATACTTCGTTATATCACGCTGCTGCGGAACCTGCACCGGGAACTCAATGACCATCATGTCTCGCAATGCATTAGCACCCTCCTGTGGAAAATGATAGAACATCTCTTTTTGTTTCATGATGTAACCATCTGGATGGGTCGCATTAGCAATCTTCCACCTCGAATTAGGTCCATACACTTTAAACGCACGGAGTAAATGTCTATTAGCAACAGCAATTTTTCCAAATACAAACATCACATTCAGTGCTGGTCGCCAAACACAATTGTGTTCATCATATGAGTACAATCTATATACATTTCGAAATATGGATTGACCAATTTCTGTGGAATTTGAATCCGTATGAGCTTCATCCTGCCCTCTACGTTTTTCCGAAATCATCTCATCCCACGCTTTTGTGGCCTCCACTTGTTTATTCTTCTCGTATTCGTACCACTCGACTATTTCCTCCTTTGCTTCTGCAGAGTCAAGATGATTACATCCGGAGAGCCAATCTATACTATCCTTCAACATCTCTTCCACCTGATTAACTAAAACATCTATTGTGATATCTGGTCCGTACACCTCATCTGCACAACGCAATATGGCTACAAACTTTCTATCCGCACACTGGACACAATGCCCATTCCAAAATTCATCTCCACCTAATTTCACATCGCGTAGGTGTGCTTCTAATCTACCTATAGTGACACCTTTATCAGTATGAGAATACGCCTCATCACTACCTAACAATTTATTACTTATGAACAATTCACATGACCGTTTTATCAACGCTTTCGCATTGAAATCACTTTTCTGAGTTAACTGCCACTCTCTATACATATACCACGCAAGAGATCCAACTGCACCAAGAATCACCGTTAGCAGCCCCGCCACCTTCAACCACTTCCAATATGAAGCATTGCCATTGACGGCCTGCTCTGCTTCAGCGACACGGTTGGCCAACTCGTGATCTCCATAACGTCTATCAATCTCATCACAAAGAGCACTCGTGACATCGATGGGATTGATGCCAGCACGCCGGCCACATTTACACCATTCAACCACTATACCCCGAGTTTCGCACAAAGCCTGAATCTCCATCATAGTGTTAACATCTAATTTCTGAAACATCTCTAAATATATCATCCTAGAAACAATATCTACAGCTTGATCGTAATTTCCTTTTATTTTAATACATTCTGCTGGTATGTGAGCTCTCCACTGTCCATCATCCAAGCATCTATCCGTAACATCAACTAACTTAATATTATTCATAAATGTCTGCACACCATTCACATGATATATTCCTTTACAATAACTCTCAGTCGCGAACAATGTACACGTCTTTTCACTTGGCATTAATCTGTCCTTGAACGGCCACCAAAATTGATCAACACCGCCCGTTACAGACTCTGAATTTACATCACGTATTATCTTCCTCTGTATAGCTTTAGCCATGTGAAATGGTTTTGCCTCCTCAATCTTGACGAACTTTTGCTTTTGTTTATTTACAGCGTCTACTACACACTCGATCATCTCCTCATAAGTGAGTAGTTCTGACTCGACTACGGCAGGCTCAGTGTCAGACAACGGATCTAAGCGCTGATACATTGTAAATGACGTCACATTTTCCGGATTAGCCTCCATAGCAGTAGCGACCTTGGCACCATCCAATGTCTCGATCGCGTGGCCGCCAATAACTTTCGTGATTGCAAAATCTTTCCGAGGGTGAACACGGAATTGCAAAGTTATTCGATTAGTGACCGCCTCCGGATTGGTAAAACTTTCGAAATTGTAATTTTTCCGATTAGATGTCCAAATAACAACCTCCGAATTAAAATATGTATTACCCTTGTCTGACAAATGGGCCATATTCAAAGGAAATGGTGCATTATTTGCCATGAATATTGCATCCATAGCTTCTTGTACAGGTTTTCCTGGTACATCCTTGAGCACTCCGTAATCATCCACTATAGTGATTCGCTTTGCATCATTATATGCATTCCAGAATCCATCACCACTAGGTCGATACCAATACACATTATCAATGAGACTGGTCGGTGACGTGAATCCCATATGCACCAACAAATCAGCACACACTGGATCTATCATAGTAGACTTACCACATCCCGTATTACCTACGAAGTGAATCAACGCTGGAGTGGGACGGGCACGAATGTGAGTAGCACCACCTTGTGACACCTTATCGCGCATCCTGAGGAATATCGCCCAGTATTTGTTGAATCTATCAGTATCAGATCTTTTCATACCGCACCGCTGTATATCTTTTAAAATTTCATCTCCACGAATCGCCAATGTGTCCATCTGAGCCGATAACAATTTATCCGTTAAACACCTCGAATCAAAATTTACCTTCACTAATGATGCAACTTCATCACACCACGCATTCATGCAGTGATATTCGTCCAACATGTCCTCAGGAACACCGTAAACGTACCGGGCAATCAAATCCTTGAAAACCTCGGCGAACTTCTCTCCGTATGTTATCGATGCATCTACAGTACGCATACAATTACCGAGACGAGAAAATCTATTTATATACGTGTCGTATACTTTACTTGTGGGCATGGCGCCCGTTGCAAGGGCACACATTGACAATAAAACAACCGGTCCGAAAATAGATGTACCAGCTGACAAATTGATCTCATCAAAACCAACCTGATCAATTCCCCTAGCTGCGACACCCGATCCATCTATAGCCTTCTTTATTAAACGTGATATTTCGTCTACAAGAGCTGGAGTCAGCGGTAACGACATCAAAAATTGAGCTATGTGTATAGCAGATGTGGTCTTTGAATTGCTCTTCCACAATCCCGACACCAATAAAGAGACGGCAGTGAAAAACTTCATCCACATCACACTCTTATCGCACACAATAGTCTCACCAATTGCGCGTATTTTCTCTTCTATTTTGGACGTGAAATCATGGACCACATCATGCGACATGTTAACTTGATCCTCTCCAACTGTATCGTCTGAATCATAATCCAAACTCGAGGAACGGAGGAATATTTTCTTTCCACATTCAATTGCACGCACATTAATCAACATTTTCATCACCTTCCAATGTCTGTGCCACAACATCGCAACACGAAGTACTTTAGACCAACCACAATACCATGATTGCATCATATTTGTATACGTGTCCCAATCACGACACACGCGCCGCAATTCTGTACGTTTTAAATGCAAAAGGGGTATATCTACATGCCATCGCCCCTTCTGTCGCATCCAGTAACTACCATACGTAACATATGGACGACCATTGCTTGCCATATCTCTACCTACTATGACAATGGGTCTTACTCTTTTCTCACAAGGTCCACGTTTTCGTAGACTGTTGTGCGATAAACCTCCTGTCCATGAGGGCCTGAGATCCTTAACCTCCTGGACTGCTGCAACGGAATAGCCCGTCTGATACCTTCCAACATAGGGACCAATGGGCTCATCGGGTTTAGGGTCTGTTGTAATGTTTCTACCCGATAATGCAATGCCTCCATGAGCGTTATCTTGAATCTCGTCCAAAAATTGAGATGGGCGACCTCGTGCGCCACTCGATCGACGCAACTCATCAACATCCCCACTAGAAATGTAATTAATCGATCCATTAATAGCTTCGGATTCAGTCTTTATAATGGTCATAAGTGTTGAAATATATGACTTCCCGACTGAATTGCGAGGAAGAACTTCCACGTATGGATCATTCATAGGCCCAAAGGGGTATTCTTCTAATTTTGCAAGCGCATCCTTCTCTCTATTAATTTTGTTTTCGAGTATTTGTCCGTAACGTTGGCGACACCATTTGTCACGGTGAACTTCTTTGAGTTCTAAAGTTCGGTTATTGTGTGATAACATTGTCTTGTTTTCCATTGCGTTGTTTATTATAAATTCACTTGGTATCATTAAAAAGAGTATTTGAATTGAGTTATTTCACTTTGGTTTTTAAAATCACAAAAGTTGAGTTTAATATAAGATCACTTGTTGAGTATTAAAAATCGCAGAAAGTTTGGGTGAACGCTTTGTTTGGGTATAACAAAAACTTGATGACGGCTAGTTAGGCCAGTACCTACCACGGGTTGATATTACAACTTAGTCCTAATATATTAATCGACCTAAAGGACTGGTCTTATCACGTCTTTCCGCAATGCCAGTCACGAAGACTATATCTTCAATCATGTGTAAATCATACATGTTCCTAATTATGTCACATAAGCGCACTGGGTGTTCAAGCCAGCTTCCCACTTAATACATTTAAGCACGGCGTGTTCTCTCATGGTGGGATCCCACCGCATAGTCTATAACCCTCAGGTTACACGGCTTATATGGGCACTGTTCCAACTAGAAACCAGCGTTACGCAAGCAGATAATACTCGAAATCCATAAGATATCTTTCTAGTCTCTGTCAATACGTCCCTTTACCACCAAGACTGTTGGCTCTTGTTATTTCAAGAGTATACCATGATGACCGATATTATGCACCATAAAATTTCCATGTATAATAAATCACTAACAGTACATACAGACCTCAAAAATAATGTAACGTACCTATGGGCCACACCCGGAAGTCAGCAAGCTAATGCCCCCCTCAAGCCCCGAAGAACGCGGTTTACCCGACCACGCCCTCTTAATGTGGCGAAATAAATAGTAATATTTTTGGTATTTTGTTATTTCGTGGTTCATTCTAAAATTTGTGAAATCACCCTCTGAATAAAAATATATTTAATTACCCTGTAGGCAATTGAATCGAATAAATTAAATATAAATATAAATATATATACATACTATATACATGGAATGTAAAGAAGTATCTTTGTTTGATAAACCAATTATGGTAAAAACTCATACGAGTAGTTTATAAACCTCAAGTAGGTGTTGAAAATCAGATCCAAAGAAACAGATCATAAACCCAAAGTAGTTGTTGAAACAACTAAATAAGAAAGAAACACGATTATCGTACATGTCTTACGTTCAAAGCCGCCCCCCGGGGAATTA